CCGACTCAAAACCCACCGAGAACATCGTGCGCTTGCCGCGCACGTTCGCCTTTTTTTTCGCGCCGCTATCCGGTGCGGCTGCCGCCGCCTTGGTTGCGGCCTGATCGGAAGCCACGTCGGCCGATGCCGCTTTGGGTGCACGCTTGATAACTGTCATAAGAAAACTTTCCAATTATTCAAATTAAATTCTTTGGATATCCTTTTGATATCGCTTTGATACCCAAAGGACACTAAAAAGATATCCAAAAGATACCCCTAATTAAACAGCGCGTTCAGTAGCGCGTCAATTTCTTTGATGGCTAGAACGTCCTTGGACTTCAGTTCCCGGATCGATAGGCCTCTAGTCGAGGCGGTCGCAATGGCCTTGCGCTTGACGATATTGATGTCCAACAATTGCAGCTCAGGAAAACTCTCGATTGACTTGCGCGTGTCAAGGTTGTCGCTGGAGAACTTTTTGGCCTCGGCCATATTGAGATAGGCGTAGATCGGTAGCGGGTTATCACCGCGTGACGCCTGAATCTCCCTGATCAGTGGCACCAGCTCATCCTCCAGCGCATCCAGCTCGAAATCCCCGGGGGCAATCGGCACCAGCATGACGTCGGCGATCATCATCGCGTGACGCAGCGCCGTACTGTCACGACCGCCGGCGTCAATAATGATGTCATCGTATTTTCCTGCTTGGCGCAGCACCTGGGTACGCAACTGATCACCCTCGGGATACGCCACCAAGGTCACACTCGGAGTCATGCCGGCGGCATCGCGCCGGTCGATCGCCTTGGACGACGACGACTGTCGGTCAGCATTGACCAGCAGCACGTCCTTACCCTGAAGCGCGCGCCCCACTGCCACCTGCACCGAGTTGGTCGATTTACCGATGCCGCCCTTGGTATTGCCAATCAAGATAACTGCCATGCTCAACCCCTGAAGAGATATCCAAAAGATACCAAAAGGATATCCCTTAGATATCCTATGTCAATCTTTTTAATATCCTTCCGGCCTCGCCGGCCAACCGCACACACGCCAGCAAAGTGCGCATCCGAAACACCCACGCCATCTGCCGCGTCATCTCTGCCGCCTTCACATGACACCGCACCAGGGCGAGCGCTCGCCTTCACCCATCCACAAGGCGGCCCATCCTTTCAGCCGTTGCGCAATGCGCCCAGACAGGCGCTGAAGCGGTCACAGGTGCACAAATGCCACAAGGCAACCCCGTTCATTGATCACTAGCGAGCTTGCTCGCTGACTAGGCCGCCGGCCGGCGCGTGAGGTCGCGAATGGCCGCTGCGCGGAGTGGCGGGTGTACTTGCCGTTAGTGCGGCCATGACCGGCCGGAGGGCGCCTCGCTGAAGGAACGGCGGCGGTGGTCACAGAGAGGGGTCAACGTCCCGCCGTGCCGTAGGCACGAATTGCGGGCGACCTTCATTGCCTGGGCGAAGCTCAGGCGGAAACAGATTGTTCTCGGCAACGCCGAGGCATTACTAGGGATGCCGTAGGCAGCCCATGCTTTCCTAGTTGTATGCAGGGAAAGACCAACACCTACTTAAACCGATTCTTGGGGGACTTAATATTTTGGGGGTGTGACTTAAATTTCTTTCGCGGCGCGCCAGATCCGCCGGCGAGAGTCTTCGGGGCGCAAAAGAGGTGCGCGCAGGGCTGCGCCAGGGCGAATTAGGGGTGATTGGCCGTGAATCGCGGGGAGAGGGGAGGGTTTAGCGCAAAACCGCCGGTAGGCGCCCATAGCGTGCCGCCCCGGCGGTCGGGGGAAGTGATTTGTCAGGAGGGAGGTGAGGCGGGCTAACTGCCGCTGTCAAGCCGTCGACGGACGAATTCGTCGTAACTGATCCAGCCGTGCTGAGCCTGCATTTTAAGCTGCTCAAGCCCGCGAGGTGCGCGGCCCAAGGCTGTCTTGATGCTGATCAAGACCTTGGCCTCATGCTCGGCGTATTCCTGCTTTAGCGCAGCCTCTACGGACGCGCGCGCACCAGCAATAACCGGCTGCCGGTTCTTGGCGGTTGCCGATCCGAACAACTCGCGATGCACGTTCGCCGACTGGATCTCTTTGACCAAATTTTTGCGCTGATTGACGTTCTCAACGCCGGCCTCGATCGCGTCCAGCAGGAAGCTGCCGACACGGCCATGCGCTCGCTTGCGGGCCTTCTCGACGCGCTTGGGATTCCAACCGGTAATCAAGCGCAGGAACTTCTCGCTAAAGGTCTTGATGGCCGTCAGTGCCCGCTTGCCGGCGTCCTTTTCTTCGTACTGCTCAAAAACGCTGATCACGCCGGCCTCCTTGAGGTCGCGGACTGCGCGCCAAAAGCGCGACGTTGGCACCTCCTTTACTTGCCCTTCGTTCTCGCGATCCTTGATTTCGCACGTCATACCGCAACGCCGGGCAATCTCCAGAAAGGTGATGCTGACGAAGGCGCCGGTGTTGGTGTAGTAGCCCACACGCAAAGACTTGAGGTCGAGGTAGGTAAAGATCACGGACGTCACCAGCGCCTGAGACTCGCGGGCCTCGCTGCGATTCTGGCGCATGGAGCCGTCTTTGTTCTTTTTCTTTGAGAGGTGTGCCAGGGGCGGCAAGGCGACGGCGTTATCAAAGTACGCCTGAATGCGGTTGATGCCGACCTGAATCAACTTTGGCCAATGGCCACCGCTGGGGTCGCGCAGATTGAGCCGAGTAACGGCCAGCGCCTGCGGGTCGTGCCCACAGCGATTACCTGTGCCCAGGAATAACCCCGGGTGCTTGTAAACCTTGCGGCCCCAGCTCAATGGCTGAGGGCCTGCATCGGCCATCATGGCGGACATGCTGCTTTCCCCTAAGCAACGGGCTTGCTTCGAAGGGAACCGTCCACTAAACTCTGACCTTGTCGAGGTCTTCCAGAGTTGTTTGGGAACGATCACCGAGAACCCCCAAGGCTTGCCGGCCTCGGGGGTTTTCTTTTTTCTAAGCCCTTGTAAACCTTAAAATTCTTGTCTCTCGGCAGTGTGCCGGACGCCGAAAGAATAGCAAAGGCGATCAGGCTTGAACATCAAAACTGTTTAAAAGTTTCTTCCGGCCGTCACTCGACGGCGCCTAACTACTGCCGGGATGGCCAGCCATAGGCCAGCAAATCAGCCCGGATAGTAGCCCCCAATCCCTTGCTGATCAAAAGGTTTCAGCGTTATGACCAACCGACAGGCGGTCAGCGCTCGGGCACTTTCGGGCGCTGCCCCGCTTCCCAGACCGATCTCACGTACCCCTGACACGCCTGCAACGCGATCAGTCCTCGATCGCCGGCGTCGGTGATGCCGATAATTCGCCGAGCATGCGCTGGGTCAAGTTCGGCTCTTGCGCTTCCATGAACCACGCTGCCGGCGCTGGCAGGGGCTGACACCCCATCACAACGGCCGGCGCTGCCGGCGGCGGTAAGTAGGACTGACAGCCGGACATCAGCAGTGGCAAGGCGATCAGACAGGCGTTGCTGAGTTGTTTGCGCATCGGATAGAGCCTTGTAGTGGGTTTGGTCGTTGTTTTTCAGGCGCTGCTCCAGCGCCAGGCGCTTGTCCTGCTCGATCACCAGCGCGCCCACCGTCGCCTCGGCGGCCGCCCGGGCCACGTCGGCGGACAGTCGGGCCTGTTCGGCCAGCGCGTTACCGTAACGCCAGTCCTGAATCACCCAACTGCCGGCAGCGCCGGCGCCGGCGATCGACAGCAGTACCAGGGCGATCGCCCACGGCCGCACCGGCGCCGGAATCAGATCGAGGATTGACATAGCACCGCCTTGGCCTTGGCCCACAGCTCGCGGCGATCGGCCAAACCGGCGCTGGCCACGTTGATTTTCCGGGTGATGCCGTCGAACAACCCCGCGTCGGCCAGATCGTTAAGGCCTCGATCCCACCAGTACCAGGCCGCCGACAGCGCGGCATATTCCGGCTGCTCCAGCAGCTCGGGCCGATCGAGCAGCGGCAAGCCGAGCGCCTTGCCGCACAGGCGGTAATTATCGCGGCCGGTGATCTGGATCAGGCCGCGCCCTCGATAGCGGTAGCCATCGCCCGACGACTCGGGACCGTTGCCCATGCGATCGGCATAGACGCGGTTAGCCAGCTTTTCCGAGTTGCACAGATATGCTTTTGCGGCCTCGATCTCGGCCGGATCTGCTCGGCCGTTACGGTTGTCATCGAAACCCGACTTGAACAAGCGGGCGACGCGCTCGGCGTCCCGGTAGTAGAGGCTTTCCGACAACTTGGTCAGGTGCTGCGACTCGTGCCCGCACTGCGCGATAAAGGCCGCTTGGCGCACCGGCGAGGTGATGCGGAACCGCGCCATGGCCGTCTCAAGCACGGACACAAAAACGCCCGCGACTGGGCGGGCGTTGGGGAGGATCTGCAGCAATTGCTGCTGAGTGATTGGCATACAAACTCCAGGCACAAAAAAGCCGCTCAAGGCGGCGGGATGGGGTGCGCTCTCGCGCTATTTGAGGTTCACGACCTTGACCGGCTTGGCGG